TAAATTAACCATTTGACCATCCGGTTGGAACAGGTGTGATACTTTTGTAGGGTCCATGCACTTACCCCAAGGGGTAGGTTCAATAAATAAATGATCATTTTGGATAGCTTTTTTAGCGGCCATCGGAGTTAGTTCATTAAATTTTATGAAGCCCCAAACCTTTTCAAACAGTTCTTGTTCCATGGCATTCTCCTTGTATAGTGGGTGTTACGTTAAATGAGTACAAGGAAATTACAATGATGTCAAGGGTTTATAAAAGACTTTTTCTAATATCGCTATTCTAAGCCTTTAAACATGTATCGATATCATCGAAGATGATAGGCACCTTTTCTTTTAGTTCTTCCAATAATGGCAGCATTAAGGCCCGGATCTGTGGATGAGCTTTCTTGCTACATCGGAGTTGAAAAATGTGCCGCCATTCCCGGACGTTAGCCTTTACCACAATCTCAGTTTTCAGGGAATTGGGTAGCACTTCCCGGGCCTGCTCCGGCCGCCATCCTGAATTTAATAACTGTCTGTAGGTAAATTCAGCGCCGTCCATACTGCTTATCCATTGGGTTTTCTGGAAATTAGTGCTATCACCCCACCACACCGGCCGGATAAACTCCATTTTACCATCATACCGCACATATCGAGTGGATTCCTGAGCAAAGGAACACAACCGGTGCCGCACCAGCTCATGGGTTACGCCCCGGTTGGTAACAAATCGGACAATGATGTCACCAAATTCAATCATGGCATGGTGGCCCCGGTCCAAAAGCATTTTAGTGAACTTTTGGGATGAATGGTATTCACAGCCAGTTGAGCAGTTTCCCCAGTGTTTGTTACAGTACATATCTGGTTCCTTGTCCGACTTTGCGGTACACCCGATTTTATTCTCACTCTTGTAACAAGTCCTCCCTGCCGCCTCGATAACCTGAAGCAGGTTGTCCGGCAGGTTGATGATTTCATGACTTTGATCGATGATTTTCATAGGTTACCCTTCGTAGTTTTCTTCCGTTTTATCAAAGCGCCAAGCATAAAACCTCGGCATTCTCATTTTACCAGCTTTAGTTTCTTCCTTGAAGTGGATTTCTGCAATAGCACCAAGGAACAGTTTTTGATTGTCCCATATGTATTGACGAACATGGTCTTGGGTTTCACTGTCAAGTAATTCTTTAAACCCAGTACCAACTTTACATTTCTGTCCTTTATAGGAGACAATAATAGCACCAAGAGAACCAACATTTTTCTTAGTACCTTCAACAAACCCAATAACTTTACAATCGGCTTTCTTCTCAGGGATTAACTTCATCCACTGGTGGTTCTTTGAATTGTTGTATTCTGTTCCAAGCTTGTAATAAATTAATCCTTCGTGGCCTAAGTCCAAAAATGATTCATAATATCCTTTTAATTCACTATCATTGTTGACCTGATACAAAGATATAGGTTGAATGAATTTACATTGATTTAGCTCATTAAGCATTGATTTACGGATAGATATATCAATACTAGGAATCCTTACATCCCATACTTGATAAATAGCTTCTGGTATATCCTGGAAATTTCTGATGAGGCCTGAAGTTTCATCAAACTTTTTACCAGGGATTATAAGTTCACCGTCAAGAAAAAGGTCGGGAAATTGAATGAGCTCAGCTTCAATATGACTAATACCTTTGATAACATTCCCCGCCCTTGAAAAAAGCTGAGAGCCGTTCTGAAGACCCCTAACTCCATCAAGCTTTGGTGACACAAGGCAGGGATACACAGCTTTTTTAGGATCAAATTCTTTAGGTCGTTTAATCAGCATTATCTGTCCCTCCAAGCGGGCTCTCGTTGTTCACCCTGTGCTTTAATCAGGCCAGCTATATGTTCATCCACTGGTTCTTTTGTAATGATGCCAAAACAGTTAGAAGTATGGGTAGCCGGGTAGAAATGTCTACCTTTTTTGAGATACCAATTATTCTTGAAAAAATACCACATTGTTCTGTCCTCCCCTTGATTAACAATTTAATATAGAGACATACTTCCTGACCTGCCACAATTTGAACAAGTTACATCTATAACTGGTAAAGCTTGGGGATCATCACAAACACCTACTTCTACCCAAAAATTCTGTTCCCATTCTTCATTTGTATAGGTGCATACATTATCTTCACCACAATGAGGGCAATTAAATTCAAATTGAACCCCGTTTTGACGTCTCATTTGTTCTGTCCCCTTGTTAAAGCCCGGCTGTTACACCGGGCTCGTTAGTTTATGAGTGGTATTCCACCTTAGTGGAACATTCCTCGCAGTAAATGTGAGGAGAAAAAAGATTGTTGGTGGAAAAGAAAAGATTGTTTGAACACACCGGGCAAGTGTGTAAAGAGATATTAAGGGTTTCCCAACCCTCCGGAGTTAAAAGAATTGATTTGGGGTTTGTTGTAGTTTGAATTGAGTTTGTCATGGTGAGTTCCTCCTGGTTGTTGTTTATGTTAGGTACAATATACTACAGCCCAAGAGCTATGTCAACAGAAAACTTAGAGTTTTTTAAGAAAAAATTTCAAATTAGAGTTCCTTCTATGCCTTTAAGAGCAATAAACCAGAGCAATTTCTACACTTTTTGATATAACATTCAAAATATGCCGTCAAATTCATTGATACAATTTATATAAATATACATACATTCATAATGTAAAAATCAATAAAACGAGCCCTCAGCTGTCGAATTTTTGAAATTTGAAATATCATGTTGATTCATAGTGTATTTTGGTCAATATATCGTTTTTCACGAATTAATCATGTTGATTCATAGTGTATTTTGGTCAATATATCGTTTTTCACGAATTAATCGCTGTTTACTGATCCTTCCCCGGATGCGGTCGGCAAAAAACCTACGACGCCTACCAGATAGCTCTACATACATTGCTTCCTTAAGTTGCCTTTCACTAAGTGAATCAATAATAAGACTGAAGGTAGACCAGTTCGACAGCATTTCCATATACTGTTGTTTTTTCTTTGGGTCTGTGACTTTCTTCGTAAGAGCCATTATTTATGATACCTCTTTGTCCTAAAACTTTCAACATTCAGTGGGAGTCCTTCCCAATAGTCAAGACGTTTACAGAAAATGTCTTCAATAACTTTTAAGTCAATGTGCTCTGATTCTTTGACAAGGAAGACACCTTCATCGTGGACAGTTAAGATAGTTTCAAAGCCCGCCTTTTCTGCATCGAGTATAGCTTCCATAAGTACTTCACGAGAAGCTCCTTGTGAAGCATTTTCTGTTAATCTACCTGGAGTAATGTGAGTCTTACCCCATTTATTCTTTTTAACTTCCCCATAACAATATAACGAATAACGAGTTTCACCCCAGGGTGTTTCTTTTGGTTCAACACCAGCAAAAGGATAGCAGATCGCTTTTCCATTAGGGAGAATCATAAAGAGGTGTCCCTTATCGTGCATAAAACTGATTCTCTCATATGATGTAATATTACCCTGGTTAATTGTTGCATCGATAGCAGCATCCATGAGCCCATACCAAAGTTGCTTAACTTTATAATACCTCTCCCTAAAAGTTTGGATCGTATGATAAGCTTCTTCTTCCGTGATAGGGAAATTTTGTTTGACGATACAATCTTCCATAAACTTTTGATGACCCATACCATAACCCCCACCAAGGATTGTTAATTTACCGTGGCGCCGTTCTCGTGAGTCCTTAGCTATTTCATTGTAGGGAATATTATATAAAGTAGAAGCCATATCTGTGTAAACGCACATTCCTTGGCGTATCAGCTGCAGAGTGTCTTCCTGATCAGCTAACCAACAAAGCATTCTATTTTCAATTTGACTATAGTCAGCAACGAGCAATTCGTAGCCGTCAGGAGCACATATTGAGGGCCTAATCATCGCTGAGGCAGCATATAATACATTATCATGGACACCCATTAAATCGTCTAAAACACGAGCTTTAAAGAGCTTTATCGTTTCATCAAGATTTTTCACACTAGCGCGAGGTAGGTTCTGCGGTTGAAGGAGTCTTCCCCCTTCACGACCGGTAGTTGCTTTATGATACTTCAAACAGTCCCTGATAACGTTATCAGGACAAATAGCTTCAGCAATCTTATGGAACTTTTTAACTGAGCTTTTACCAGCTAATTGACGTATTTCCAATAAATTTTTAACTAGAGGGAAATTTTCTATTTCGGGATCACTCAAAGCTGATTGAACAGTTTCGGCTGTCAAGTCAGGCAACTCATATCCCTGTTCTTCACACCATTCCCTAATAACAGCTGTCTGATTTATTGTTTTCACTTTCCCAGCCGTAATCAAAGGAACAATAGTTGATACTTCTTCCATGTACTCTTCAGTTATATCAATCACTGATTCCACTAACTCTATATCAATGGGTAACCCGCGGTCATTTTTCTGCAGAGTATTAAGAAAGATTTGTACTTCGCTATAAGGCAGGTCCCAGGGCAAAGTATGGAAAATCTCACGTTCAGCCCTAACGTCCTGCAAGCAGTATTGGTACATCTCCTCAAACAATACTGGATGGGTCTCAGGTGTAAAGCGAGCATATGGGTTATTCTTAGTAACTTTCTGAGGTACTGAAAGCTTACTGATAAGGTATTGACCCCGTTTATCTTTAGCCATTTCAATTCCTAATACCTCACCACAGAAGTCAAGGGAAGCAGGCATTGCAAACATAAGAGCCATAGCCTGTGTATCCCTCCACAAGTGGAAAGGGACTTCAGGCCAACCCATTTTTCTAGTACATACATGCTTCCAGATTGCATACTCAAACCCTGTATTAAAAGCATAGGTTAATGCTTCTTGCTGAGCTCCAAATAACTCAGCTGGGGACGGATCACCAGGTACCCACAGTTTAGGGTCTTCATCCTCGAAAGCATATGCCAGGCAAAGCACTTCAGTGGAAGGGTCCATTGCATATCGGTGGGCACCAACCTTTTTAAGATCCGCTTTTGAAAATGTTTCAAAGTCGAGGTGTATTCGGGTAGGGGACTTCATTTATTTTCATTTCCTCCACTATCTTGGCTCTCGTTTTAGAGCATTTATATGGGTGCATGTAAACAATGTTGACTATATCACACCTAACAATTAATTTCAAGCAATCAATGCAAGGCTGGACAGTACAGTATAAAGTTGCTGGAGCTAAAGAGGTTCGACCTACAGCTTTTAACGCTTCAGTGATTGCATTTACCTCAGCATGTATGGCAAAGCACTCGTCCAGATTTTCACCAGACTTATTTCTTTTACATACTTTACAGTGGGGAAACCCTGGCGGGGGACCGTTGTAGCCCACTCCTATGATCCTTTTGTCAAAGACTACAACGGCACCTATCTGGCGGGATTTGCAAGGGGAACGTTGGGCTGCCAGTTTAGCAACACCCATGTAGAAATCCAGCCTCGAGAGTCTCATGTTAAAACATATCCTTGACTTGACCTTTAAAACAGTGAAGGGACCCGATTTGGTGGAAGAAAGAACCACACTTAACCCCGACTTGCTTTGCAACATATTCTAGAAGTTGGATTGTCAAAAATACATCGCTACCATAGAAAAGTGTATAGTCACAGGAGCGCTGGGTATAGATCAGGTTCAGCTTTCCATCTCTGAGCAGGAAGTGGTAAGTCAAGGAACAAGGAACTCGGTCTCGACCTCCCCAGTTCATCATATCCTTAGTTGATTCATAAAAAGACAAGACTGCCTGGCGAGTATTAGGACGAAGCTTCAGTTCTTGAACAATATAAGGAATTTGAGCTTGCCATCGTTCGGGGTATGAATAAGAGAAGAATCCATCCCTAAGGAACTGCTGCCAAAATTCTTTATTCTTTTTCCAAGCATACCCTGGATTTTTGTTAGTGATCCCAAATCCTAAGCGGTCGTCACATTCGGCATAAACCCACCCTCGGTTCAATTCCATATGGTCAATCAAGTCGTCAAGGTCGTCCCATTGGTTGATACAATAAGAGTACCCTGTAAGCTCCAAGGTAATAAAGTTAGGGTCATCTCCAACGAACTTGTCTTGCACAGTGGTAGATTGATACTGGATACCCATTTCTTTCAGCTCACGGGCAAGTTCTTTTGCTGCTTCGATCGTTGACTGGTAGATCCTCATATTTCCCCCAATGCCTTTAAAATTATGTTGTTTGGTTTTACCAATCTCTGGAAAGAGCATTGGTAATTTTTATCATTATGAATGAAAGCTCTGAATTGGTCAATCAAAAAAGCAGGAAATTCGCAAGGAATACACCTACAAGTTTGTTGAATTAAATTGCCATTTCGGTTATGTACCCAAGTACCATCCTCCTCATATTTTGTCCCATAAAAAATGAAATCATCTGGGAATCCTTGAATCCTTGCTCTTTCACGAATAGAGGTAGGTAAATTCGTAACTGGGTGGATAACGGGGTTTGTTCCACTGAGTGTAGTAGCCGGTTTAAAATAATTCCCTTTCCTAAACCCGAAATGGTATTTCTTAACACCATCGGGTCGATAATAGTAAAGGGTTTTCTCTCCCGACTCGAAGAACTGTTTTACTTGTCCCCAGGTCATTGGACCTTCTTGATACACTCGCCTGCCCTTAGAAGCAATGGCAGTTTCGTTATGCTTATCGTGGTTTGGCAGACAACCAAAGTTTCCTTCAAGGTCCCCGATTACATCGATTAATTTTTTATGATTCGATTGTTCCCCCGGCATAAACGAATAACCGAGCTCTTTTAAAGAAGCAATGATGAACAGTCGATTCCTACCTTTCTGGACATTACCATAGCCATAATTGCTAACATACTCAAAGCTTATGTCATAGTCTATTAAAAGCTCTCGATAAACAGA